CAGTAGCGCAGGCGCGCGATCGCGCAGGCGAATTTGAGGTTGGTGGTGAGCTGCTCGACCGGGGCCTCGCCGTTCATCAGCGGGCGCACCACGAACATCAGATCGGGCCGGCCGGCGAGGTAGCGGTCGAGCACGTCGTGCATGGTGGCGGGCTCGATCTGAAAAAGGCCGCGGGCCGGCCCGCCCCGGTGCTGGCGCAGATAGACCAGGCCGGACTCGGCGATCGCCGTGACCACCAGCAAACGCACGGCGGCCTCGGACTCCAGCCGGATGGTTTCCAGCGTCGGGCGCACCACCTCGGCCTCGAACTGCGCGGGGTCGATCATGTCTCACCTCTGATGTGCTTGAGCGAACGCCCGCCAACCGGCCGGGCTAGGACTTGAACAGCGCCCGGAGCGTCTCGAGCTTGGCGAGAACGACCGCCACGATCCCGCCGAGGCCGATGATCGCCGATGTCCAGATCGTCGCCTTGAGGATCACCCGCTCGACCGTGCGCAACCGCGCCTCGAGGCGCACACGCTCGGCGCGCTCGCGCTCGAGCTCGTCCTCGAGCTCGGCCTTTTCATCCTCGAACAGGCGGAACAGGGTCTTAACCTGCTCCTCGAGGCGGGCGAGCGCGACGGTGTTCTCATTCGGCCGATCGGCGCTCATGGCGCGTCGACCCAATGGCTCTCCGCGGTCACGTCGAAACCGTCGAGGGTGGCGGCGCTCGCGGTCTTGATGGTGTCCTTGAGCGCCCAGGCCCTGGCATACACGCCGCTCATATAGGCCTGCACCGTGAGCCCAAGGGTGATCACCTCGAGCGGCGCGAGATTGTGGGTGGTGTCGGCGCCGTCGCGAAACGGGATCGTCTCGCCCGGGCTCTCGCTCACGAGGAGCTGCGCGGTGGTGGTGAGCGAATGGATGTTGCGCAGATCGACCTCGCCGCGCACATCCACCGGCACGATCAGCGAGCCATCGCCCCGCACGTCCACCGGCACGGTGCCCACCCACCGGGCATCGCGCTCGGTGTTGACCTCGGAGCGAAGCGCCTGGCGCCGGGCCGTCAGCTCCTCGGCGGTCATGGCCCGGGCCGCCACATCGGCGACAACGTGCCGAGCACTCGGATCGGGATCGCGCCACACCGGCCCGGCGAACCGCTCGCCCCCCGCAGGATCGCGCGGGCCTCGAACTCCGGCCACCAGCCGAGCCCCTGATATTGCACCGGGCAATTGGGCACAAGGGCGCCAGGGTCGGCCCATTGCTCGGGCGACCAGGCGGGACGCGGCAGGGCCTGGCCGCGGGCGAGCGCGGAGAAATCGATCAAATCGACGATGGTATAGGTGCCAAGCGCTTGCATCGGGCGACTCCGTACCGGGCCAGCCCGGGCGCGCCGGGCGGTCTCGAGGGGTGGGGATTGGAAGCGAGGGACCGCGCCGCGCCTAAGCGGTGATCTCACCGCCGATGACGAACTGGAAAAGGTTGTAGATGCTGGCGCAGGTTACGAAGGCGTTTGCCCCATCGGGGTCGATAAAGAGGCCCGTGGGCGAGTTGATCACCGGCGAGGTGCTGGTGATGGTGTATTCCTGCGCCGGCGTGGTGTTGATGGTCGACAGATCGAAGGGCGTCGAGAGGGTGAACTGATCGATGTTCTCGTCACCATAGTTCAGGCCAAAAAGCTTGGTGCCGGTCGGGTCATAGCCGGCCAGCCCGCGATAGTCGCCGATCGTGGCCGTGGTGTGCTCGGCCGAGCCCGCACTTGACACATCATAGGGGGTCGAGAGCGGATACTGGCCGAGCGTACCCGTTGCGCTGGAATCACCGACCACGAGTTTGGTTCCCGCGCTGGCGAACCGCGCAGACTGGCAATTAACCCGGGTCACCGTCGACCCGGCGCTGGCCGTGGTCAGATCCCACGGCGTCGAACAGGTGTAATGACGCCAGACCGCATCATTATGCGAGATGATCAGGAACTTCGTGCCGTCCGGGCTGAAATCGACGCTCGAGGGCGTCGTGCCGGCCACGCTGGCGTTGTGCACATAGCTCGCCGTCGAGATATCCCACGCCGTCGACAGGTCGTAGCGAAAGAGCTTGGCACGCAGCAGGAACAGGTGCGTTCCGTCGGGCGAGAAGCACAGATCATTCGCCGAGCCGGTCCCCACGGCGGAGAAGTCGTAGAGCTGGTGATAGCGCGGGAACTGCTCGACGGTCCACGCACGCGCGCCGCCACCCGCACCACCAGCCGGGATCACAAACATGGGCTTAGCTCCCGCTCACAGGGGTTACGAAAATCGCCCCGTCAGGGTCGACGATCACCGAGAGGAGATTCCAGGCGTCGGCGGCGCGGTCGCCCCATGTCGGCTCGGTGCCGAGCCACGTGGCGGTGATCGAGGGCGAGCCATCGTCGAGCTCGATTGTCGGCGTGCGCCCGCCGGTGGCGTCCTGCACCAGGCGCACGAGTTTGGAGTAGCCATAGCCGGTCGGCGGGGCGGCGAACTTGAGCACGCAATCGCCGGAAAGGGTCGCCTTGAGGAACCCGTTCGAGGCCACCGTGATCGCCTGCTCGCCCGAGATCGAGCCGAGATCGGTTTGCTGCCACACCGCGCCTGCCTGGTGGACCATATAGCTCGCGGTGAACTGGTAGCCGGCCATGCTGATCGCGCCGACCGCGGTGCCCGAGAGCACCGGCGAGGGCGCGTCGGCCTGCGAACTGGCGAGGGTGATATTCCAGGCCGAGAGCGTGCCCGAGCCCTCCACATCCTTCTCGACGAAGGTGAGCGAGGTGGCCGAGCGGCTCGAGACCTGGCAAAGCGCGTAGTTGGTGGTCGGGGCCGCCTGGTCGGCCAGGATGAAGAACGCCCCCCCGGCAAACGGGATCGCCTCGGCCATGGTGATTGTGCCGCCGCCGGCCCCGAGCGTGTAAGTGCTGGCCGAGGTGGTGACCATCGCGCGGCCGGTATCGGCGAGAAGATCAGCGGCGAAATTGACGATCGCCACCTTATAGTCATAGCCCTCGAAACTGACGGCGCTGTCATAGGTCACGCCGTTGACGGTGACGGTTGCCATTACAAGATCTCCTCGAGCTCGACGGTGAAATCCAAGCGGTCGGCCTCGCCATAGGCGAACACCGGCATGGATCGCAGGCGCGCCAGGAACGCCCGGCGGATCGCGTGGGTGGTGTCATCCGGGTCGGTGATCAGGAAAATCTCGCCCTCGAGGCCGAGGCGGCGGGCCATCTCGAACGGGTTGGCGAAGGTCTCGCCCTCGGGGATCGCGGTGAAACTGCACACCGCCAGGCGTTGGGTGGGCAACACGTCGACATGCGCCACCCCGGCACGCGAGCGCAGCACCCGCGAGCGCGACTCCCACCCGATCGTCGTGCCCCCGATGGTCGGGTTTTCCGAGGCCTGCCAACCCGGCGCGAGCACCACCCGGGAGAGCTCGACATAGCCGTCGGCGTTGGCGGTGTCGTCGATCTCGATCTGCCAATACCGCGCCACCTCGAGGGTGGGCAGGACATAGGACCAGCTTGGCGGATAGCCCGCGGCATCCTCGGGGGTGAACTTGGGCGTAAAGAGCCCATAGGCGCCCCACACCCGCGAGCCGAACTCATAGGCATCGGCCCAGTAATCCACCCACCCGGTGGTCACCACCTCGACCGAATATCCGGAGTCGCTGTAGCCGGTGGCCCGGATCCGCCCCGCGGTGCTCACGTTCGATTTGGGGATCGCCACCACCTGCACATGGCGCTCGGTGCCGAGATCAATGCGCAATTGCGTCGAGGGCGGGGTGGCATCGCTCGAGCGCGCCACCTTGGCGAGCGGCGCCTCGAGCACGTTGACCGCGGGCAAGGCCGAGAGCCATGAGCCGGCGGCGTCGATCGAGGGGGTCGCGATGGTGGTGCCGGCCACCCAATTGGGGAAGCCGAGAACAAGTTTCGCCATGTCGGCACCTCCTTTGGCCTTACCAGGCCGAGCTCGACACCACGTCGAGGGTTACCAAATTCGCCTCGAAATCATCCTCGAGCCCGATGACCACGAAATCGGTGGCGGCCGAAAGGCCGAACCGGTCGAGCTCCACCGTCACCCGGTCGCCGATATCGAGCGGCGTGGCGCCGTCGCTATCCCAAACCGCCTGGCGCGCGGGCAACGGCAGGCGCAGGCGGATCAAGGTGGATTTGAGGAAGGCGAGCCGGCGCGTGGCCTCGGCCGCGGCGTCGGCCTCGCGGACCAGAAACGTGTCGAGCTCGATCGTGCGCGCCTCGGGGTGTTGGGTGCGCACGCTGGAATCCTCGGCCGTGACCTTGAGCCACGGCGCACCCCACTTTTGCCGATCGTCGGCCGACACCGAGCCGGCCAGGGCGTCGGCGTCCTGCACCGTGAAATTGGGCGCGTAGTTGACCACCACCTTGTAGGCGGGGATCCCGGTGTTGCCGTCATCGGTCGGCACCAGATCGAGACGCGCCGGGCCATCGTCGAGAACGTCGGTGATCGCCTTGCGCACCGTCCCGCTCGGGGCCTCGAACCGGCCCACCTTGAAAGTGCCATCCTTGGTGGCGATCAGATAGCCGCCGATGCTCTCGAGCACCGCTTGGGCGGCCTCGAGCACCGTGGTCGGCTGGTCGACATAGAGCCCGCACACCGCGTTGTTGGCGGTGTCGAGCGCGGTGACCGAGGCCGAGTCGATGGTGAACCCGTGCTCGGCCAGGATATCGACCGCGATCTGCGCCGCCGTCGCATCGGCCGCGCTGGCGATGGTCACATCGGCGGTGAGCCCGGCGGTCACCGAACCGGAGGTGCGCAACAGGCTCTCGGCGAGGCACGTGTCGGCCTGGCCACTTGTCACCGTGGCGGCGAACAGCGCCGTTTGATTGGCGTGATCGGTGCCCGAGAGCGTGTAGGGCGCCCCACCATTGCGCAGGGCGGTGAGGCTGGTAGAGGCCAGTGGGTTGCCGTCCTTATCGAAGCGCAAGGCATAGGCCTCTTTTGAGAAATTCGCGAGCGCCGGGGTCACGTTGCGCAGCGCCCCGCCCCACGCCATCGGTTTGACCTGGCCCTCGACATTGGCATTGCCCTCAATCCCGGTGGCGCCGGTCGAGGTGCCGGCGAACTCGGACTCCTGCAGCGGGATATCGAGGCGGCCGAGCTCATCGCGCACGATGAGCCGCACCTCCTCGAAATCGGCCTCGACGTGGGACACGATCCCGGTAAACCGGGTCACCGCCTCGGTGAGTGCCAGGCGCTCAGGCAGGCGCGCGGTGATCGATTGCACGGTCACCCGCCGGCCCCACCCGTAGGTGCGCAGGGCATCGAGCGCGCCGTCGGGATTGGCCAGCCGGATCGCGCCATAGCCGACCTCAACCCGCCCGAAGGTGGTGCCGCCGGCGAAGATCGAGCGGGTGAGCGAGCCCGGCGAGACCACCCGGGCCTCGAACACGGTGTTGGCCGGGGTGTCGGTGGGTTTCGAGACGTAACCGGCATCGCTGAATGTCAGCGTGAGATCGCCCGGCGAGCCCCCGTCATGGGCCTCGACGGTGATGAGCCACAGGGTGCGCTCGGCCAGGCTCATCGCACACCGCCGGCCGCGCGCAGGGGCCGCGCGGCCTCACGCTGCGCCGTGCGGGCACTCGCCCCGGTGTTGGCCTCGATCGCCTCGAGGCGCGTGGTCATGGCCTTGAGCTCGGCGAGCACCGCCGGCGAGGCCGCGCCCCCCTCGGTGTTGGCCGACACGCCGAGCCGGCCCGCACCATCGCGGCGCAGCGGCATGATCGCCTCGGGGCCGGCCTCCCCCATCAAGCCGATCGGGAAATGAGTCGGGCGCGCGATCACCCCGCCGCGCGCGAACGGGATCACCTTGCCACCGTCGAACGCCCCGCCCCGCGCGAACCCGTTCGCCGCCAACAGATCGTGCACCCGCGGATCGGCCTCGCGGAGGGCGCGCAATTGGCCTTCACCGAATCCGCTTGGTGTCGGCAGACCGGCGGCGCGCAACAGCCCGAGAATGGCGAGGTTGCGCTCGGGGTCGGCCCCGAGATCCATGCCGGTGTTGCTGATCGCCTGGCCATCGGTTTGCGTGGTGTAGGACGTGCCAAACACGTTTGAAGCCGCACCCGCGCCGGCGAGCGCATCGCGCCAAGCGGCGATCTCCGTCTCGATCGCCTCGAGGGCGGCGAGCTGCGCGCGCTCGATCGACAGTTGCGCATCGCCGATCGACCGGAGATCCGTCTGCACCCGCTCGAACGTGTCGCTGTACTCGGTGCTCGAGCCATAGAAATCCTGCGCCGCATCAAGATAGGCGCGCGAGATCGCGTTGAGCTCCTCGCGGGCGCGCTCAGCGTCGTCGCCCTCGCCGGCGGCCCGGGCGAGCACCGCCTCATACTGCGAGCGGGCCTCTGCCAGGCGATCCTCGACCGAGAGCGGCGACAGGCTGGAATCGATCAGCACGCTATCGGCGGTCGCGATCAGAGCGCGCCCGACCCTGCCCGCCGCGGTGGCCGCGGCTCTGATTGCGTCAATCTCGGCCTCGCGGGCGGCAATCGAGTCGTTTAACGCGTCATCCATGTCGCCGAGCACATCGGCGAGATCGGCCACAACGAGGCGCACCGGATCGACAATGGGCTGATCGGTCACCGCGTCGTCGTCATCAGAGGCGGTGTTGTCGTTGGCGGCGGCGAGGCGCGAGTAATGCGCGATCAGGCCCGAGAGCATGGCGTCATCGGTGAACGCGCCGGCCGCGAGCGCCAGTTGGCTCGCGTCGAGGGCCTCGAGGATCCGGTGGAAACTCTCGGCGGCGATGGCGCCGGCGGTGGCGTCGATATCAAGCCCCGCCGCGGTCGCGTTGCGCCCGTCAATCGCACGCTGATCGAGCACGCCCTGCAGATTGTTGAGGAACCCGTTGCCCTGCGCGGCGCGCAGGCGGGCGGTGAAATCATCGGAAACCTGATCGACCAGCTCGGTGCGCAGCTCGCCGAACATATCCGTCACATCGGACACCGACAGGCCGAGCTCGCGGGCCTTGTCCTTCGCTGCGTCGAACGAGTCCTCGAGATCCTCGAAAGCCTGCTCGACCGTGGTGAGCGGGGTTTCGAGGCCGTTGGTCACGTACTCACCGAGCGTCTGCGCGAAATCGAGATCGGCGAGCTGATCCTCGACGGTTTCGGCCGCCGAGTTGTTGATCGCGGAGACCACCTCCTCGTGATCGACGTTCTCGATCCCCCGTTGCAGGGTGGCGCGCACCGCCTCGAGCACCAGCTCATCCGCCTCGAGACCCTCGAAAAGGTTCTCATCGGCGGCCTGCGCGTTGATGATTTCCTTGAATGTGAACCCGGCCGCCCTGCCCGAGCCGCCCTCGGGATTGGGGAAATGCCCGATATCGAAGCCATATCCGGCCACGGCACTCGCGCCGATCGCCTGGCGGGTGGCCTCGAGGATGCCGGTGATCTCGCGGCCGACCGCCTCGACGGCGGCGGTGTTGCCATCGTTGTCGGTGGTGAACACGCCCGAATCGAAATCGAACGGATCGACGAACCGGCCCACCCCGGTCGGCCCGACCGAGGGCGAGCCGCCAAAGAACCCGCCGAGGATCAAGGGCAGGGCCGCGGCGGCGATGCCGATGAACGGGGCCGCGCCGACCAGCGCCGAGCCGGCCGTGGTCAGCGACCCGGCCGCCCCCGCCGCCGCCGCACCGGCGCCGACACCGCCGGCCGCCGACGCGCCGAGGCCGAACACCGGGGCCGCCGACAGGCCGAGGGCCTGGCCGACACCGCCAAGCGCGAAGTTGAGCGCCAGGCTCGAGGGACCGCCACCAAGGGCGCCGAGCACCGAACGCCCGAGGCCGAAAATCTGGCCGATCCCGCCGGCCCCGCCACCACCCGGCGCGGCCGGCACACCGAGGCCGCCCAATGGCAGGCCGAGACCGCCGGCGACCGAGGTGACGATCGTCACCTCGGTCGCCTGGCTCGCGATGTTGGCGGCCAGCGTCTTGAGGATGTCGACAAACCGGTCGGCGAAATCCCCGAGGCTATCGATGGTGCCGTCGAACGCATCCTCGAATGTGTCGGTAAGCGTCGAATGGATGTCGCGCAGCGCCTCGAGGAAAGGCTCGGCCTCGAAATCGGCAAGCCGCTCCTCATAGCGGCGCTGCTCCTCGGCGGCCTTTTCGGCCGCGCGGGCAGCATCCTCGCGGGCTTTGGTCGCGGCTTTTTCCGCCTCGGTGTATTCGCGGGTGCGGCGCTTGGATCGCTCATAGGCATCCGCCAGATCGTCGAGCCGGTCGCGCTGGTCCTGCGTGAGATCGGTGCCCTCGTCCACCGCGACACTCAGAACGCGTTGCACCTCGGTGAGGGACTCGACCTCCTCGACCGTGCGGCCGAGCGAGGCCGAGACCACCTCACTCACCTCGACCTTGCGCTCGAACGCGCGGATCGCCGCCTCAACCTTGTCGGTGGTGTCGTCAAGGGCCGGCGGGAGACCGCCACCGCCGCCGGCGCCATCGCTCAACACGGCGCGCAGGCGCTCGGCGGTATCCTCGAGCGCGCGCAGCTCGGCCGTGAGCCCCGAGCGGTTGCGCGTGCGCGGATTGTCGAGCGCCTCATTGATGCGGGTGATCTCTTTCTCGACCGCCGCCAGGCGCTCGGCCGGATCACCGATGAGATCGAACTCGGACAGCACCCCGAAGAACTTGAGCAGCTCGGCCGTGGCGATCGTGAGCGCACTGGTGAACTGCGCCGATACCGAGGCCGAGAGCGTGTCGATCGCATCGCGCGCGGCCTCGGCCTGGCGCGCCACATCCTCGCCGATGACGGCACCCGCATCGCGGGCGCGGGCGCGGAGTTCCTCGAGGCCGGCCGATCCACCGCGCAGGGTGTTGACCAGGGCCGCACCCTCGGAATCGAAGGCCTTGAAGGCGATGCGCAGGCGCTCGGCATCGGATCCCGCACCCTGGATCGCGTCGGCGAGATCGCCGAGGATCGCCTCGCTCGAGCGCATCCCGCCATTGGAATCGCGCACCGCGATGTTGTACTGCGCGAGCGTATCCTTGAGCTCGCCGGTGCCCGTCGCGGCCTCGCCCACGCGACGGGTAAAGCGCTGCATCGCCATATCGAGCGTGCCGGCCGAGACCCCGGTGCGCTCGGCGGCGAACCGGAGCTCCTGCAGTCCTTCCACCGTCACGCCGAGCTTATCGGCGGTCTTGGCGAGCGCGTCGGCGGTGCTCACCGCGCTATTGGCAAACGCGGTAAGCCCGCCGACCGACAGCGCGGCGGCGAACGGGCCGAGGGCGCGGGTTACTTTGGTAACCGCATCGCCCACCTTGCTAAACGATCGATCGATGCCCTTGAGGCTGCGATCGATGTTGCGCTGGCCGCCCTCGACCGCCGCCTCGGCGCGCTTGAGCTCGCGCCGGAGCGACTCCGTCGAGGCATCGATCCTAACGAGGAGCTCCTCGACGGTCGCCATGGGCTCACCTCATTCTGCAGGCGGCGGGGGTGGTTTCACGCGCGAGCGCAGGGCAGCCGACAACGCGGCGTCGACCTTGCGGCGCTCGGAAACGGTGCGGGCGGGGGGCGGTGCGGGCGGCGTGTCGGCGGGCTTGGCCTCCTCGGCCTTGGCCCGGAACGGCGAGCTTGCCCGCGTCCACTCGATCAGACCGTCATAGGCGAGGAGGATGTCGCCCACATTGGCCCGCAAAGCCTGATCGGGCGCCCAACCAAGGGCGCCCGTCGCGATCTTAAAGAGCTCGGCGTAATACTGGCCGAGCGTTATGCGTTTCCCTCACCATCCTCGCCGTCGTCGTCGTCGAGCGCGTCGTCGTCCTCCTCATAGTCGAGGGGGCGGCCACCGTTGCCGATCACGCCCACGAACTCGACCACCTTGGGCGAGACCCGGGTGAGGCCACGGGAGAAAACCCGTTGCTCGAGGCGGCGCAGGGCCTTCTCGCCCTTCACATCGGCGCCGATCGCGATGACCTTGACCGCCGAGGCGAAACTCAGTTGACGACAGGTCTCGAACAGCGCCGTCATTCCGCCGAACTGGCGATCGAGGCGGCGGATCACCTCCAGCGTGGGCTTGAGGATATAGGTCTCGGTGTCGTCACCGTGGCCGAGCGTGAGCGTGAGTTCATAGGGCAGGAGGGAGTCAGTCTTAGGCATGGGGCACCTATCAACGCGGGAGAGCGGGAAAGGTGGCGCCGGGGCGTCCCGCTAACGCCCCGGCGCCGTTCCGGCCGGAAACCGGAGCGGGAGGGGGTTGCGGGTTAGTCGTTGACCGCCGGGGCCTCGATCACATCGGAGTTGATGCCGATCAACACGTTCGAGCGGATGATCGACTCGGCCTCGCCGATGTTGACGGTGCGGCTCATCACCAGACCGCGGAAAAAGAAAGTGGTCGGGTTGCTCGGCGAGCCGGTGAGCGGGTCGTTTTGCTGCACCATGAACGCGTATTCGGCGTCACTGGCGAGCGCGGCGGCGACGGCCGCCTGGCCGGCGTCGGACGGGTCGCGGCCGAGGGTGAGCTGCAGGGTGCCGGCGTTCTTCGAGCCCTTGAGCTTGCGCACCCGGCGATCGCTGATCGCGGTAAAGGCGATCTCGCCGAACGAGTCACCGAAATCGCCGATGCTCTCGACCTCGCCGATCAGGGTGTAGGCGAGCGCCTCGTATGCCGACTGCGTGTCGGCGGAGCTGTTTGCCGGCCCGATGAAAATCTTTGAACCGGCGGCGGATTGAACGGCCATGGTTGGGTCTCCTTTGCCGTGGGGGTGGGGCCGCCAGGCGGCCGGGTGCCCGCACGGGGAGACCCGCGCGGAACGCAAAACCCCCGCGCGGGCGGAAGCCCGGCGGGGGTGTTTCGGAGCGGGTGGGGTGGGTTAGTGCTCGGTCAGAATCTCAACCGTCGCCTGGCCCATGAAGGTGCGGCCGTCGGCATCGCGGGAGGTGTGCTTGCGGATCACGCGGGCGATCACCATGCGTCCGGTGTCGAGGGTGAGTTGCCTGTCATGCAACGCGGCATCGATCGCGGCGAGCTGCTCGAGCACCTCTTTTTGGCCGCGATAGGTCGACCAGACCGAGAGGTAATAGAACCGCCGATCACGGCGCGCGGTGAGCGCGCTGGCGTCATCGGTGACCAGGCGCTCGATCACCACATAGGGGGGGTTGATCCCTTGCGGCACGTGGTCGTAGACCGGCACCGAGAGGCCGGCCTCGAGCGCGACAAACAGGGCCTTTTGCGTGGCAAGTCCGGGCTCGGCCATGGCTCCCCTCCCCTCACCCGCCGCGCGAGGCTTTGCGCAGCGCGCGCCGCATGGCCTCGCTCATCCGACCGATGGCCCAGGCGCGGTTGCGATCCAGCGCCGGCCCCATGAAGGGTTGCGCCGGGCGCGGGGGCTGGCCGTTGCCGCCCTTGGTGCCGAACTCGATCCAATAGCCCTTGAAGAACTGAAACAGCGCGTCGGCCTTGGCCGCCGACAGGCGCAGCCCGGCGGCGCGCACACCGAAGGCCGAGCCCACTTTCGAGCGCACCGCCTCGGCCGCCGCGGCCCCCGGCCCCACGATGGCGGTGAGCTTGTCGCGACCGAACCGCACCTCGATCGAGCGGGCGAGATCCCCCTCATCGCGCGGTACGAGCGCCCGGGCGTCCTGCTTGACCGCCTCGGCCGAGTCCACCACCGCCTCGATCACCCCGGCGCGGGTTTCGGACTCGAGGCGGCGCAGGGTGCGGCGCAGCTTGTTGACACCAGAGAAAGAGGAGGGCCTGGCCATGGCGTGCCGGATCAGGTCGCCACGTCGCGCTCGGCCTCGATCCTCATGTAGAGATCGCCAGCCGGCGGGACCGCGATGAACCGCACATTGTAGGTTTCACCGCGCCAGGTGAGGCGCATGGACTCGGTGAGATCCGCGCGGCGGCGGATCGTGAACTCATAGTTGGCCGGGGCCTCGAGGCCGCCGGCCTGCGCGCGCTCGCGCCCGGAAATGGGCCGCACCTTGGCCCACACCGTGGCGAAGGTGGACCAGGCGACCGCCTGGCCGCCCATGCCGTCGGCGGTCTCGGCGTAGCTCTCGAACGTGACCCGCTCGCTCAGATCGCCCGGTCGCATAGCCGCACCTCGAGATCGGGGGAGTAACTGGCGAGCGCCGCCCGCCAGGCCTCGGCCATCGGCAGCGGGCCGCACAGCAGATCGGGCGTGCCGCGGGTGTAGTGCAGGATCGAGGGCGGGAGGCCGGCCGGCGACCAGCCCTCGAGCCAATTCCACGCACTCGGCAGCGCGGCGATCCGCGCGTCGTCGATCCATGTGAGGGCGTGCAGATTGCGCCCGCTTTCCCGGTTGACCAGATCGGGGGTGAGCCGCGGGCACCCGATCGGGCGCATCATCATCACGCTCGACCAGTTCTTGCGGGCATAGATCGCTTGGGAAAGCCCGCCCATTTTCTCGAGCTCGGGCGGCCGGTGGTCATGCTGCACCACCGCCAGATCGAAGCGATCGCCGAGATCGGCCTCACAGAACGCGAACAGATCCTCGATATCGGCGCGCACCAGCACATCGGCATCGAGAAACAGGTGCCAGGCCCCGATCTCGGCCGGCCAATAGCGGCGCACGAGCTCGGGCACGAGGAAGCGGGTGAACGCGAACTGCGTGGAGAACGGCCGGCCGTCGGTATGGTCGACCATCTGGCCGGATTGCTCGACCGAGTAGGGCCGCCAGTAGAGGCCGAGACGGCGCAGATCGAGATCGCGCAGGCCGATGATCTCGAGATCGCAGGAGGCGAAGGCGTGGAGCGAGGAGACGGCGGCCTTGTAAGCCTGATCGTCGCGCGGATCCCAGCCGATGAAGATGCGCCGCTTGCTCATTGCGGCCACCCGAGGAAATGGTCGCCCGAGATCGGGGCACGCTTCGCGACCATGCCGAGCTCGGTCAGGAAGGTGAGCGCCCCGTTGCGCGCGCCCCCGAGGGCCGCGTCGTGGCCTTTCTGCTCGACAATCACCAGGCACGCCCGGCGGATGGTCTCGAGACCGCCCTGGCAAACCGCGAGCTCGCCGCCCTCGGTGTCGATCTTGATCACGTCGGCCGGGAGGTTGAAGGAGTCGAGCGTGCGCACCTCGACCGCGCCCTCGGCATCGAGCGCGATATGCGTGTCGCCGCTCGAGCCCGGGGTTCGGTTGACCACATCGGCGCGAGCCGGGGCGGCCCCCAGCGCCACCTCGTGCACCTCATAGCGCGTCGTGCGCATGTTCCACGGGTAAATCTCCGCGTGCACCGGGTGCGGCTCGAACGCTTGCACCCGCGCGAAATCCTGCTCGGCCTGCATCCCCCACAACCCGCAATGCCCACCGATATCGACGAACACGCCGAACCGCCCCAGCGGCACCACCTCGAGGGCGGCGAGATACTTGTGGCGCTGATAGGCCGGGCGGCCGTCGGGCAGCTCGGCATAGCGCTTGGCGCCGGGGCTCAGCATGTCGACCAGGTGGCGCTCGCCGGCGGGCAGGTACACACCGCGATGGCATTGCGCCTGGCGCGGGCCAGGATTCGGGGTCATGGGCGGGACTCCGTTGCGGGTTGGGAAGCGGGAGGGGAGTGGCCGAGGAGGTGGGAGACGGCGCCGGCGACCTCGCGCACGGTGATCGCGTCCCAGGCCTCATCACACGCGGGGTGCGGGATGCGCCAGCCGACGGCCTCGGGGGCATCGCACCCGATGTTGGTGTGGCCGACATAGCCGGTCACCTGCACCGGCACGAACCCGCCGAACAGCACCACGGCGGGCACTTGGAAGGCGGCGGCGGCGTGGTGCAGCCCGCCCTCGGGCAACACCGCCGCCCGGGCCGCGGCCAGGATCGAGAAGGCCTCGCGCCACGTGGCGGTGCGCACCCGGGTCACTCCCTCGAGCGAGGGCTCGCCATGGGCGCCGAGCTGCACCCAATCGACCCCGGGGAACGTCCACACCAGGGCTTGCCAGTTGCGCCACCCCCATTGCTTGTTGGGGCTGGCCTGCGCCTTCAAGTTGGGCTCGATCACCACATGGCCGCGCCCGACGCAGGCCGGGCTCGGGTACACGCCCGGGATCCGGCCCGGGGTCGGGCGGTGATCGAGGTTGAACGCCCACCGCTCGCGGGTGGTGCGGGTGTAGTCGATGTAGGGGCGACAGTTGCCACCATCGGCGAAGGTCAAGGCGGCGGCCTTGGGATCCTCGGTGAGGATCGGGTTGCCCGCCCAAATCGGGTGGCTGCGCGGGCGGCCTTTCACGTCGAGGATGCACGCCCGGCGGTCATAGCTGGCGCCCTCACGTAAGGCGCGGCCGGCCGCCATGATCTCGTCACCGAGGCCCATGAGACCCCCACGTGTCAGGGTTTCCGCTCTCAAGGCATCAGGGCGCGCCAGGGCAGGCCGGCGCGCATTTCCTCGAGCGTCCATTGGTTGGCCGCCAGCCACGCCGCCCACGCTTCGCGGTCACCCTCGCGCCGGGGCGTCTCGATCTTCGAGAGATCGAGCGAGGCCAGCGGGGCCGCCGCGGCGTGCGGCGTGGTCATGAAAACCGGCACCCCGGCGAGCAGGGCCTCGACCGCGGTGACGGATTGGTGGGTCACCACGCACCACGCCCGCGCCGCCTCATCGGCAAACGCGGGCACCCGCACGTGCGCGGTCGGCTTGAATCGGATGCGCACCGGCCGATCGGTCACGGCGCGCACCGCGCGCTCGACCTGGCGCACCCACTCGGCCGAGGTGATCGCCTGGCCCGTCAGGTGCAGATAAGGATCGCCCGGCGGGGTGATCAGCACGAAATCGCCCGGCTTGCGCCAGTCCCGAATCTTCGACCGCGTGGCGATCAACCGCCCGGGATCCGCCGCAAGCCCCGGCACCTCGAGGCCGATCTGCGTGGCCGAGCGGGTGATCCGATAGAACGTGCCGCGCGCGCCGAGATAGGCGTGATCGACGTAAAGCCATGGCCGCGCGCCGGCCTTGACCTCGAGAAACGGGCCGCGGGTGTCGTTGCTCACGCCCCAAAAGATCGGCACCCCGCGGATCTCGAGCACCTCGGGGAACCGGGCGAAGCGCCCACCGGCCCCCTCGGCGAAGGCCTCGAGCACCATGCGGCCGGCCTTTTTAGCCTTGTCGGCGTAGTAGACCGGCGAAGGCGCACCCATTGGCGATCTCCTCGATCGTCCATTGCGCCCACGCCAGGCGCTCGAACATGGCCAGGCGCGCCGCCGTCGGAAACGGGGGCGCATCGAGCTCGGCCAGATCGGGCCAGGCCGCCGTGCGGCCGATCCAATGCGGCGAGAGCGACACCACGGGCACCCCGGCCAGAAGCGCCTCGAGGCCGACCCGGCTTGACCACACCACCACCACCCCGGCGACGGCGAGATCCTCGGCCAGCGGCACCGCCGGCGCATGGCGCCCGGGATGCGGGCGCACGCGCACCTCGCGGGTGGTATGGCGCCGGCACATCAAGGCGGTTCGATCGGCCCACCCGCGCGGCATGGCCACCCCGTCGGGGCCGATGCCGCGTTGCGGGGCAATGATCACCGGCCACGGCGGTGGCATGTCTTGCCAGGGCTGGATCTCGACACCCCAACCGGCCCACCGCTCGGGGCCGCCCACGGCCCACCAGCCCGCGCCGGTGTGGTGCCCCTCGGCAAGCGCCAGCGTGTCGACGCCCGAGGGGTACGGCACATAGCCGTTTTCCATGACGAACACGCGTCCGCCGGCGCGTTCCATTTCCCGCGCCCACCCGTCGCGGTGGCCATAGCGATTCCAGATCACCAGCACATCGCCGGCGCAAAACCGGGTCGGCTTGGCATCGCCCACCACAGGGGCGAACCCATGGGCCTCGAGCCCGGCGGCGGCGGCCTCGCGCCGCGCGGTCAATTGGCTATGCACCGCAATCCAGGCGGTGGGCGTGCTCATCACCAGAGCTCCCGGGGCCAGCGCTCGAGGGTCTCGGCGAGGCTCATGCGCGGGAAGACGGTGAGCGCGCTATCGGGGTTGACGGTAACCACCTCGACCCCGAGCTCGGCGAGCGGGGCGGCGATGGTTTGCCATTTCGGCAACATGGACGATTGATAGATCGCGGGGTCATGGTGGAACCCGTGACCGCCGTGCCAATGGGTGCCCCCGGGGCCGACCTTCATGTCGATCCCGAGCAACGCGATCCGCCTGGCCCCGAGGTGGACCGCCAGATTGACGCATTGATACCCGCTATTTGATCCGGTGCGCACCCCGATCGGGTTGCGCTCGAGGCCGGTCTTGCCGGTCTTGATCAGCTTCCAGTCGGCGACCACCCCGGGGTGCTCGAGACACGCCCGGCGGCCGGCGAAAGCCTGGAACGCGGGGCGCGCCTGGTGCTTGAGATACCACCGCCAATCACACCACCAGAGCACCGCGGCATCGGGGGCGATCTCATACGCGTCATTGATCGCGATCATGGGCCAGCCGGCGCCCCGCACCGTCGCGACCGCCTCGGGGGTGAGACTTGGCCCACCGCCGAGGATCGCCACCGGCGGATCGCCCGACCCCCAGATCCGAGGGACCGGGCTAGTCATGTCGGACGCGCAGGCCCCACAGGATCGACTCGAGGGAGAACTCGAGGCTTTTGGAGATCGAGCCGACCACCACCGGCGAGCGGTTCTCATAGAGCGCGGTGAGCAACAGCTTGATCGCCTGTTTGACCCGCGGGTCGATCTTGGCGGTGTAGTCCGTCGGGCTATCCGAGCTCGGCGCGTAGCCGGCGACATAGGTGACCCGCACCGCGTGCAGCTCGCCCTGGCGGGTGAGCGGATAGGTCACCCCATAGGCCGGGTGAATCCGCG